TGCAAGCAATAACTTGGTAAATCGCGTAATTGAAGGAGTAGGTAGAGGAAGCAACTATGTATTATATTCAAGCAATAACTTAATAAACAAAGTTAAAGAGAATGATAGTAATGCAAGCAACTATGTGTTATCTACTAATAATACTTTAGATGCTAAAGTAAATCTAAATGATAGCAATGCAAGCAACTATGTGTTATCAACAAGTAATGTTATTTCAACACGAATTACCAATTTAACTACTGATATGATTACAGAAAATATAAATGGTGTAAAAAAATTTATAGTTAATAACAGCTATAATAATAATCTATTGGTTAATGGGAATTTAACAATAAACTCTAATTTAATAGTATATGGTGAAAGCACACGCCTTGAAACAACTGTATATACTACAGAAAGGTTAGAGGTAGTTAATGCAAATAATGGTTCTGTCGCTTTAATGGCTCAACAAATGGATAATTTTAGGGAGATATTTATTGCTTCAAATATAAACAGTCGCGTTTTAACTATTACTAACAGCGGTGATGTTAATATTATTGGAAATTATAAAAAAAATAATAGAGATGTTATTGATGATACAAGCAATTATGTATTAACAACCAGCAATTATTTAGTTAATTATAATAATCTTATTAATAAGCCCGACTTAACTGTTATAACTACTAATAATACAAATCTCAGCAATTATGTATTAGCAACAAGTAATTATTTTGCACTAAATGGTGGAGCACCTCAAGTCAATAGCGATTGGAACTCTGTGTCAGGCTTTTCGCAGATTCTCAATAAACCTGATCTAACTGTTATAACTACTAATAATACCAATGTTAGCAATTATGTATTAATAACCAGCAATTATTTAGTTAATTATAATAATCTTATTAATAAGCCAACAATACCTGCAGCACAAGTTAATAGCGATTGGAACTCTGTGTCAGGCTTTTCGCAGATTCTCAATAAACCTGATCTAACTGTTATAACTACTAATAATACAAATATAAGTAATTATGTATTAATAACCAGCAATTATTTAGTTAATTATAATAATCTTATTAATAAGCCTACAATACCTGCAGCACAAGTTAATAGCGATTGGAACTCTGTGTCAGGCTTTTCACAGATTCTCAATAAACCTGATCTAACTGTTATAACTACTAATAATACCAATCTCAGTAATTATGTATTAATAACCAGCAATTATTTAGTTAATTATAATAATCTTATTAATAAGCCTACAATACCTTCTGCACAAGTTAATAGTGATTGGAACTCTGTATCCGGCTTTTCGCAGATTCTCAATAAACCTGATCTAACTGTTATAACTACTAATAATACAAATATAAGTAATTATGTATTAATAACCAGCAATTATTTAGTTAATTATAACAATCTTATTAATAAGCCTACAATACCTTCTGCACAAGTTAATAGTGATTGGAACTCTGTATCAGGCTTTTCGCAGATTCTCAACAAACCTGATCTAACTGTTATAACTACTAATAATACAAATATAAGTAATTATGTATTAATAACCAGCAATTATTTAGTTAATTATAACAATCTTATTAATAAGCCTACAATACCTTCTGCACAAGTTAATAGTGATTGGAACTCTGTATCAGGCTTTTCGCAGATTCTCAACAAACCTGATCTAACTGTTATAACTACTAATAATACAAATATAAGTAATTATGTATTAGCAACAAGCAATTATTTAGTTAATTATAACAATCTTATTAATAAGCCTACAATACCTGCAGCACAAGTTAATAGTGATTGGAACTCTGTATCCGGCTTTTCACAGATTCTCAACAAACCTGATCTAACTGTTATAACTACTAATAATACAAATCTCAGTAATTATGTATTAATAACCAGCAATTATTTAGTTAATTATAATAATCTTATTAATAAGCCTACAATACCTGCAGCACAAGTTAATAGTGATTGGAACTCTGTATCCGGCTTTTCGCAAATTCTCAACAAACCTGATCTAACTGTTATAACTACTAATAATACAAATATAAGTAATTATGTATTAGCAACAAGCAATTATTTTGTACAAAATGGTGGAGCTACACAAGTTAATAGCGATTGGAACTCTGTATCAGGCTTTTCGCGGATACTTAATAAGCCAGACTTAACTGTTATAACTACTAATAATACAAATCTCAGCAATTATGTATTAATAACCAGCAATTATTTAGTTAATTATAACAATCTTATTAATAAGCCAACAATACCTGCAGCACAAGTTAATAGCGATTGGAACTCTGTATCCGGCTTTTCGCAGATACTTAATAAGCCTGACTTAACTGTTATAACTACTAATAATACCAATGTTAGCAATTATGTATTAATAACCAGCAATTATTTAGTTAATTATAACAATCTTATTAATAAGCCTACAATACCTTCTGCACAAGTTAATAGTGATTGGAACTCTGTATCCGGCTCTTCGCAGATTCTCAATAAACCTGATCTAACTGTTATAACTACTAATAATACAAATATAAGTAATTATGTATTAATAACCAGCAATTACTTAGTTAATTATAATAATCTTATTAATAAGCCAACAATACCTGCAGCACAAGTTAATAGTGATTGGAACTCTGTATCCGGCTTTTCGCAGATTCTCAACAAACCTGATCTAACTGTTATAACTACTAATAATACCAATCTCAGTAATTATGTATTAGCAACAAGCAACTATTTTGCATTAAATGGTGGAGGATCAGGAACTACATTAGTAGCAGGTGCAGGGATATCTATTGTAGGCAGCACTATTTCAACATATTGGACTTTAGCATCAACTAATATTTACTTTAATTTAGCAGGAAATGTTGGTATAGGAACAACTAATCCAGCACAAAAACTACATGTCGTAGGCGATATTGCGGCGACTGGCAAAGTAACGTCATATTACTCTGACGAACGATTAAAAACAAATATATCAAATATTTCTAATTCTCTTGATATTATAAATAATATTAAGGGATTTTATTATGAACCCAATGAGATAGCCATATCACTTGGAATAAAAAATAGAGGTCGTGAAGTAGGTCTTAGTGCTCAGGATGTTAATAGGATGGTCCCTGAAGTAGTTAGTTTAGCTCCAATAGATATCCATAGAGACTTAGATAATAACTTAGTATCTAAGTCAGGTAGCAATTATTTAACAGTAAATTATGAAAGATTAATACCAATATTAGTAGAATCAATAAAAGAATTAAATATTCAAATAAGCCAGCTTAAGAAGGAGAATGCTGAATTCCGCGCATTCAAAGACCGGATCTCAAAATATTACGAGTAGTTAGTCAAAACGCAATAGACACTTAGTTTTTATAATGTCGTGATTATGCAATATATTGACTTTGTTTTTTATTTTGCAAGTGTTATTATCTATCATTTTTTTATAAATCATATCATAGTTATCAATGGCATAATTTATAATACTATTATTAAAAATCCATCTAAAAAAGTTCAGTTGCCCTATAGTTGTTTCTATATAATCCTTTCTTTCCATATTAATAAAAAAGGTTATGCGATGATGTCTGCGAAACGAATCAAAGTTAAATTTGCTATATGACTTTAATTGCGCTCTATAATCTTGGTATAGATTGATCTTCTTTACATTTCCCTTTATATTATCAGGTAATATACTGTATATATTTTTCTCTTCATCAACCCAATAATAAATATTATGGGATTTAGCGTAATGCGTAACAAGCCACTCAATTATTCTTAGTGATAGTTTATGCTTACCCTCAATAATCTCCTTTAGTGTTAACTTAAACTTTGGATTCTTATTATAAAAGTCAGTAAGCGAAGTTAACAAAAGGTTTTGTCCTAAATCACTCATATTTAATTTTAGAAATATTTTATTCTTTAAGTGAATAATTGTTAAAAAAATAATAAGATTTTTAAATTTAATATGCAGCTGAACTGCCGATTTCAAGGGTACTTTGGCGAAGGTCGGGTTCAATTGTGCTGATCATCCACGGCCCAACAGCATTTTGGGGGTTAGGGATTTCAGAGCGTAATTGGAGGTTAGCGTTTCTTAATGATTGGCCAACAGTATTGATTCCAACATGATATCCGGCAGTTAAATAATTTTGATCGTGAATATCACCTGTTCCTGAAGGGTTTATACGAGCCCACTTACTATCCGCTGCATCTTTAGGTAATAAATCGCTGGCGGTTAATCTATCGCGCGGGAAACAAGATTGCATACCTGCAGCTCCTCCACCGACACTGGCAGCTCCTCCACCGACACCTGAACTACCAAATTGACTATTTAGGTCAAAGTCGCCGTTTTGTTGAGGGTCTAACATTTGCGCTGGGTTATATTCGGGGTTAGAGGGGGAATAATTGCCGATACCTGTAGCGGCTAATTCGGGATTTGGGTGATAATTATCGGCAACCGAGTGTCCTTGCAGCGATTGCTGAGATTGCTGTGCAGCTTGAGCGCCTTGCATTCCGCCGTTGGCAGTTTGCGTAGTAAAAGCCTCATAATTGTAATATTTTTCATTATCATTAGAAAATCCTGCTGGTATATTCTGCGAATTCTCTATATAATTCATTTGCGATTTATTATTACTGGAACATTTAGAATTATATGTTAATAATAATAAAAGCGAAAGTAATAGCAATATCGCAATAGAAAATGATATAACAACGTTTTTATTAGAACCCATATTATATTTTCTTATTATATATCTATCTATTATTTACAATAGATTATATTTAAAAGTTTTTAGATATTATTAATTTTACTTTCTTGGTAAATTATTAGTTGATTTATTTTATTTAATGGTTCTTGTATATTTTCGCAAGGGGATACTTTCAATTCTAAAAACAGCTTATTAATGTTCAATTTATTCTCCTCCAATTCATTGATATATTTTTGCAATTCTATTATTCGCCTATTCATCTTATTGTTAATCAAACCGATATTATCACTCAACTTATCCACAATATCATCCTTGTTTATCCATTCATTATTATTATCATTACTTATGTCCGTTATATCTATAGAACTTACTATCCATTTGTTTTTAGTATTATCTGCATAAAAATATATTCCGTGATACTCAATCTCAATATTTATCATACACTTCTTATAATGGTTGTTTTCTCTCAATATACTAATAACATTATCAACTGTCTCAATGTTTTTATTGTTATATATTAATTTAGGGTATTTAGTGTTAGTAAATATTACTGAAATAGTTTTAGTTTGCGAACAATAACTTTTATTATACATTTCTATTAGTTCATTCTGCGTCAAATTTTTATTAAACCATCTCGGGGAAGAATTGACAATTTCTTTCATAATACTATCATCCAGCGTATTAATATTAGACACCCCTTCGTTATTTATAGTATCAGGTATATAAATTGCAATATTGTATCCCTTGCTATCAATCAAGCGTCTTATGGATTTTAATTTAACATCTGTTAATATGATCTTGATAGGTTCTATTGCCTTAGCTATAAATTTATCGTCCTTCTTTTCAGGTTTCTTAAGAATAGAAGGGTAATGTGCGACAGGCATTATTTATCTATTTTAAACGATATCTTATTAATGATATTTGATTGACGCGCCCGTGAAGTAAATTTTTATTATTAATCTTATATTCTATTTAATTATAAATGATGTATACTAAAAAATTTGAAGATAAAGAAACGGACGAATGTGATATAAACGCGAGCGACAAACAAGAAAAAGAAGCCGATAACGAAAGTTTAGTAAATATATTAATAGATTTTATTAAAGACGAACTACTTAAATCTAATATACGCTACGAGATAGTAAAACCGATACTAATATATATGCTGTATTACTTAATACCCTTTATAATATTATTGATGGTTCTAAACTTTATAACAACTATTATAGCAGTATATATAGTATTCAAGTATTTACTCTAATAAAAAATTAATTTATTCTAATTATAATAGAATATTAACAATGCCTATTTCCACTACTTCAATAGGAGGAACGAAAGTCGCTAAACCCGCGAAAGCAGCGAAAGCAGCGAAAGTCGCTAAACCCGCGAAAGCAGCGAAAGCAGCTACCAAATCTACAGGCGGTTATAATCTTGCGCCGCTTGTTTCCGCGCTATTATTAGCGGGTATCAAATTATCCCTTCTGCAAAATAAAAAACTTACCGATAAACGCAAATCATCTACACCTAAACCCAAGACCAAATCAATGCCTCGTCCCAATACTGTCTAATGAATCATACTCATAAACCATCCCTTTATTTTTATAATTATCTATAAGAGATATTGATAGCAGCGAATGATGTGAATGCAGCATTTGTGAATTATATTTATCCTTGTTTTTAATAATAAACCAACCTCTTTTATATACATCCATATTTGTTTCATATGGCTCTCTGTGAATAATATGGATTACCCCATTATTATAGATTGCAATAGATTCGCTTTGAGACATAGTATAGTATAGTATAGTATAGTATAGTATAGTATAGTATAGTATAGTTATATGTAATTATATGGATGCGAGTTTTTATATCAATTTTTTATAATTAGTAAATATTAAATATATATTAAATTATTACAATTATGGATGATGAGACATTAAAAGATTTTGAGGAGTTATTTGATTTTGATATATCAAAGAAGCAGTTAATTCTTAATAAAATCATAACAGACGATATAATTAAGGGCGATAAGATAGATATATCCAACGATGTCTATAGCGATACATGCATAGATAAATGGATATCCAAGCTGCCTATATTAGAAGGAAGCCAGATATTAATTGAGAAGCTAATAAGACATCCTATAAATGATAAGGAATTATTAGAAAGACGCCAAAATACAATAATAAATTATGATATTGATATAGAAATACTCAAGGAATATGAGAATGATATACTATGGATTTATAAGATTGCCGAGGAAATAAATAATAATTCGTCAATAGAAATATTATTCCCTTCAACATTTATAATAAGCTACATAAACTACATTGAGCAAATATTAGATTTATATCATCTATATAAAATATATTTTATTCCCGCAACATCTATTCTATATCCGCTAAGCACATTTATAGCACCATATCTATATCTTAGAAATTATTTAAAAATGGATATTACATTTGCATCGTATATTGAGATATTTTATAATATAATTATGTTTGTATTTAAAACTACCGGAAACTTTAGAGCAGACATAACAAAGTTTGTATCAATATTTTTGTATGTGGGAGTATATCTTTATAATATGTATCAAACTTATGAGATAGCTATGTTTCTACATAATACAAAATATAAATTGCACGCGAAGATGCAGGGACTTGTGTATTTTATTAGGCATTCACAGAATATAATGAAAAATCTGCCAAGTAATATTATTGCGCCATACTTTAATATTAGCGAGACATATCAGCGGATAAACATTAACAACTCTATGTCTGATATATATAGGATATGGAAGGATGACAGTATAAAGAATGATATTTCTTCGCTATTAAAAACAATATATGCAGTTGATGTAATAGATACTATAAATAAATTATTATTATCAGGAGAGTGGTCTAAAGTTTCATATTCTAACCAGACATTATTATGGAACGCTAAAAATCCTATATTAAAAGATGAGCAAATAGCTAACCCAGTTAATCTAAATAAGAATATTATAGTTACAGGGCCTAATGCGGGAGGTAAAACTACCTATGTTAAAACTATACTGGCTAATGTTATATTAGGACAGACTATCGGCATAACTTATAGCTTGCGGTCGCAAATAATATTATATGATACTATCAATTCATTTATGCGAGTATCGGATATCTTAGGAACACGCTCATATTTTGAGGCGGAAGCTGAGTATTGTTTGAATATGATTAATAAGGCAGTAGATATAAGCGCGAAAAATAAAAGGGGGCTGTTTTTAATGGATGAACCGATGCATTCAACGCCGCCGACAGAAGGAATGGCGACAGCTTATGCGGTTATAGAATATCTAAGCAAATTGAATGGTATTACTTTGATAATAACGACGCACTTTCATAGGTTAGTGAAGTTAGAGGAGTTATACCCGGATAAGTTTATTAATTTATCGGTGGATGCTATAGCGGATAATAATAAATATATATTCCCATATAAAATAAAACGCGGCTATTCGTATTTATGTATTGCTATAGAATTATTAGATATCAAGGAGTTTCCTTCAATAATTATAGATAATGCGATTAAAATGAAAAACAAAATATGTGCTGATTTTAATAAATAATGTATAGTTTTATATTTGACCAAACATATATTAATTTAGCCATATTGATAGTTATAGTCTTCCTTGTTATGTTTTTATGGAGAAAGGTGATAATACTTGAGGGTAATTTCTTCATCCTTGAGAAGCGCGTTAACCTAATTAAGAAGGATGCCCGCGAAGATAGTATTTCAAAGAGTATTGAAAAATCTGACATAATAATGAATGAAATATTCAAAGATAGTTCTCGCTCAAATGCGTGTCCTATCTTTGAATATTTTCCTTCAACAGGCGGGGCTACCGGGGCTACTGAGGCTACCGGAGCTACATCAACTTCCGCAGATACTTGCGACGCCTTTGGCAAATGTCAAATATTTAAAAAAAATAGTTCCGATAATATATCTATTAATGAAGATATGGTTAAGTATATATCATCCCTCCCAGAGGATGATTTAAGCGATAATACTGAAAAAGCCCCAGATATAATATCATTTACTAATCTTGCAGCGATAACTGCTATCGCTGCAGACAAAGAAGGTGATATAGATAAAATTGTTGATACTATTATAAGTTCAGGTGAAGATATTGAAATAAATGAATTAGAGGAATCTAACGAACCCGATAATATGTCTGTTAGCTCTGAAATAACATTTACAAGCGATGATAAAAAGAATGATAAGACGCTGCAAAAAAAATACTCTAAATTGTCTTTGGATAAACTTAAAGAATTATGTAGCGCGAATAATATTACTACTGAAGGAACAAAAAATCAGCTAATAACCCGTATTATAGAGCTAAAAAAATAAAATATTGTAATTGTATAGATATATTAAATGAGTTTCAGTTCATCTAAAGAGTTAACTCCTCATTGTCCTTTAAAAATGGCAGATGGTCGCGCATTCACCGATTATAGACCCCGTTGTATGGTTAATTCAGAGTTATTATTAGATGTGTATAATAACTCTATGGTTAGAAGCAGTTATGAAAGCCGGATGTATTTGCAAGAAAATGCTGAGAAATTAATGGAACGCAATAGAGCAACTATGATGGAAAATCTTACTCCTTGCGCCCCATGCACTCGTCCTTTTGCTGAGAATGGAACTATGTATCCCCAGCAATATATTGTTAGATGCGATGGTGTTAGCTGTGAAAAGATTGAGGTCAATCCCCACGGCTTAGGAACAAGCACGCGTATTTATTAAATGCGAGTTTTACTTCTTTTTATATTATAAAAATTGATTGTATATTATATTTATTATTGTTATATACAAATGTTATTTGTTAATTATAATTTAGACAACATCCCAGTTATCAAGCAGATTTGCAAAGATATCTTTGGAGCTTTTCTTCTAACCAGAACCCAATTTAATATAAATGACGAGGGCAATTTGTTAACTGACTATATAAGGGATGTAATCAGTCGCAAAAGTAAGTTAGATAAAGATAATGCTATTAAGTCAATGAGTAAAATATACGATGACGCATATTACAAGATTTTAATGGAGAAGATGGGAGATTACTATGATATTAGCGAACCATTGCTGATAATTTGCGATAATATTATTAAATACCGTTATGATGATATATATGCGTATGGATGGGAAAACAATATTTATGGAATATGGTCGCGTAAAAAAATGATTGAAGATTACAATAAGGCTGGTTGTGATTCTAAGTATTTATAGCAGGAATATATATTGTCCCATAAGTTATTATAATAATTATATTTTATATTATGTTTTTTACACCATTCTTGAATGACTGGTTTCATTTTATAATAATGAACATGTGATATCCTTGGGAATAGATGATGCTCTATCTGGTAATTAAGTCCACCGTGAAAGAACCCTAAGAGGCGGCCACCAACTGATGAAGAGCTTTCAATCTGTGAGATAGCCCAATCCACGGCTTTAGCAGTGTTAGCGGCTTTAGCAGTGTTAGCGGCTTTGGCGGCTTTAGCCGGATTATTAAGAACCCCTTCAAAATTGTGTGAAATTATAAAATTAACGCCTAAGTATAGACCGCCGACAGCCAATGAAATGCAAATATTTAACACTGTATACAAAGAGGGATATAGATAGATAGGAATAATATAAAAACGAATATAAAATAATATTCGCAGTAATAATCCTATATGCATTTCCTTTGTTGCCATAGATGATATTTTATGAGACATATGGTTCATATTGTAAAGGTCAAAAATTTCTTTAAAATGCCAATTTAGTGGCAATAATAACAATAGAAACCATATATATATCTTTTGCCAACGATGAAAGGGTTTGTATTTAATATCCTTATGAAGTCGCGCGATATCTGTTGTTATATCCGGGTCATATTCTAAAACATTTGTATATGCGTGATGTTGTAATACATGATGATGTTTCCAGAGTAATGAGCTGCCACCTATCCAATCCTGTGTATAACCCCATAGCTGATTAGTTATCTCATTGCGAGAAACTGCTCCGTGATTGGCATCGTGCTGAATACATAATCCAATCATCGCCATTAAAAAACCTAATATCATTGAGCGATGCAATGCAAACCCGTGTATATAATTATAATATTCAATATATATCTCTGCTAATATTATAGCGTATGCTTTCATCCACCATTCATAATTAGCATATTGATTAGGAATTACTTTTTTAATATTTTCTTTTAATTCATTAAATATACTTGAGTTTACTATATATCCTTGATATCCAGAGTTATCAGCATCTCTTACATCCCTTGACTTGTATCTGCTAAGGATATTAGTGCGTATTTTATTATGAGGATGTAGCATATAATAATGGATGGTAGCGTCTTTGCCACCAAAGATATTAACAATATTAGAGCCTCCTGGATGAACTTTTGAGAACTCCCGTAAATCATAAACTATCCCTTCTAATATTACTTCATTATCTGTGATATTCATATTTGTATATAATAATATAACTTATATATAATAATGCTTTAATCAATATAAAAAGGGGTTGTATTGATGACATTTGGTGGTCGCTGAGTAATAAACATTCCTGGTGGCGTA